GGATCCTATAGACGATGAGTAATTATCATATAGAGGAGGAGCAGACTGCCTCTAGATTAGGTGGTCAGTGGATCATAGAGAAGAAGACGGGGTATAAGGTATTATTAGTACCTAATTGGGTAAGTAAGCCTAAAGAGGTAGCAGAGAGAGTGGTACAGGCTTTAGATAACAGTAAAATAGATTTAAAAGTAAAGATATGAGAGTACAAGAATTAAAGGACATGTTAGATCAGTTTGAGGGTGAGACAGAGCTCAAATGTATTAAGATGACTAATTTAGGGGATGATATGATAGAGGACGAGTTGATACTTGAGGCTGTAGGTTTAGTTAGTGAGAGGAGTAAATTTTCCAGTGATCAGCTGTATATAGGATTGATTTTTTCAGATGCCCCAGAGGTACTAGACTTGGGAAGAGATGTATTACCTGATGAGCCTTTGAAGTCAGAACGGGAGATTAATAAGGATGAAGAAGACGATAAAGGGGCTCTTAGTTAAATAAAAAGCTATAGTGGAGAAAATTTATTTTCAAAAAGACTTGACTTTTACAATTATTTGTTGTATCTTTACATCCACACTACTTGAACAACTATAGAATAATACGTGTTAGTAGTATAGGGGGAACCCCGTAAGGTTTTCCCAACCTCAGAGACTTGGATATTTAAGATGGGAGTTCGATTCTCTCTTCTCTGACAAACAAGGAGTGAATCTCTAAACTTCAGTAGCCTAATAAAAAATGGATGACTGTTGGATCGTGTAAATTTTACTTCTTTTATTTTATCTTTGAAGGTTTAGCGTTAAATGACCTTCCTTAAACTACAGTCGCCCACCTGGGTAGTTTAGGTTTGCTTCACCAGGGGGTTGGCTTTAATTATGACCTTACTAAAGTAAGGAATATAAAAAATAAATAAATGGAGAAATTTGATTTTTTAACAGCTACAGACGAAGAGATTGAATCTTATGTTAGAGAGGGTTTAAAGGATCTACCTGAAGGAGGGTATGAGATAAGTGATGGTGATAAATGGCTTATCTTTACTGGCAGAGAAGGTAAGATCAATTCTGAGATAGCTTTTTTAAAGGTGGCTAGAGATAGAATAAATGATAAATTATGTTAGATATTGATATATATGATGTTACGGTTCATTGGTTTTTAGGTAGTGATGCAGATACCCTTATAAAGACATTTGTAGAAAGAGGAGGAGCACAAGGTAAAAAGTTAGAATTGAGTCGTGATGATAGAAGTGATATAATTAGTGGATTTAAAGATGAAGATCAGGGGTTTGTTCTAGCCCCAGCAGCTTCTCCAGGACATATAATTATATGGTTGGAGGTCTTTAATGGGGATGCTAAATCAACAGGATTACTAGTTCATGAGGCAACTCATGTAGCCATAGCAATATTTGATAGGATAAACTCTAGAATAAATGAGGAGACAGAGGAACATTTTTGTCACCTATTACAGCACTTATCATGTAAATTAATAGAAAGATACGCAGGGAAGAATGGAGATAACAATACCAACGGAAAAGAAGGATATGTTCAAGAACTGGTTAACGTTCCTGAACCCAATTCTAAAATTAAGAGAGCAAACTGAGTTGCCACTATTGGCAGCCTTCTTGCTATTACATTATACATACAGGGATTATAAAGAAGATACACTATACGAACTACTATTTTCCCCAGAGACGAAGAAAGGACTTAGAGAGAAGTTAGGAGTATCTGAAAAAAGCTTTAACAAATCATTTAAGGGGTTACATAATAAGGATATGATATTAAACGGTAAGTTTCATCCTAATATAATTAAGTACCCAACTGACGGAAGATTTGAACTGTTGTTTAGATTTAAACTTGTATGATAATAGATCAATTCGAGCTAGTCTTACCAGACTTAGACAGTCTTCTAGACTTTTACCACGTTAAAGATGATTATAAAAGAGAGCTTGAGGAAGTGAGCTATAGTGTAGATTTTTCAGAAACAATCTATAAGGACGATGGAACTTATAGTGTAACAATATTAGTAGTACATGATAAAGACTAGTAAAGAGATAGTAAAGGAATTGTCCAGAGAATTTGGTTTACCCGAATACATGGTAAAGAATGTAGAGAGCAGTATGTACTCTTTTCTAAAGGCAGCCTTTATTAATTTAGAATCTGTTATGCTGCCATATATAGGTAAATTTTCTACTACATATGCAAAAGTTAAAGGAGATAGCGGAAGCGATAAAGAACAAAGCAAGTGGACACGCAAAGCTTCGAGCGACAATAAGAAAAAAAGTATGTATGGAATGTCCACACAACATAAAAAAGATAACGTGCGGTAAGTGTCTATGCTTTATAGACATAAAAATATTTTCAAATAAGAACAGTTGTCCTGAAAAAAAGTGGAAAGAATGAATATAGAAATATCTTACTATCAAGACGTATTAAAACATGATCCTAGTGATCCCTCTTTAGATGTGGTGATAGCAAGGAATAAGCTATTCAAGAATGATATAGACACAAAAGATATAACTGTTGTATCTTGGTATTATAATAAGAAGGGCGAGAGGATTAAATCAAAGTGCCAGATAATACACAAGGATTTAGGAGTACTAGTAGTTAATACGCCTTACGATATAATGAGAGAACGTAAAGCAAATAAACCAATAACAATAAAAGGATTTAAAAAATGAGTGAGGAAAAAGATTTCGTATTTAATGATTATATAAAACCTACTAGGGATTATGTAGTATTAGAAGAATTGAAGATGGGCAAGGTTAATGGTATATTTATACCAGACGGAGCTGAAGAAACAGCAATAGGTTTAAAAGTTGTAGCTATAGGGCCACAAGTTACGTCAGTAAATGTGGGAGACTTAGCAATACCTAATGGTGCTTTACAAAGTATAGAGCTATTTAATAAGAAGTGGTTATGGGCTAGTGAGGTTTCTATTGTAGGAGTTATAACTCCTGAAGGTGAAGAGTACAACAATATTTGTAGGATAGCGCCGCTTACCTCTAATGGAGAACATGCTACTAGCGGCAAACAAATCCTACTTGGGAATAATGATACAAGTATTATCCACTAATGAATATAGTAGATTATTGGAATATCTCAGGTAATTTTTGGGAGGCGAATCCTCAATTAATTGCTCATCCAGTACTTAAACTACTTCATAAAGGTGATAAGACAAGAGGTAAAAAAGAGAGCTCACGTATTATGTGGGCTGTTGCTTTAGCTACTGATTTTAGTTCTAAATATAAGGGGATTGAGATAGAAGGTAGAAAGGATCTTATTGCTAAGGAGTATCTTGAGGATCCAAAGTTTGATTGGGATAGTGTACAGAAATATATAGATGTTTGGATTACATTTCTTTCACCAGCACAGAAACATTTAGTTTTGTGGGAAAGAATTTTGCAAGAGAAGAGTCTTTATATGGAAACTTTAAACTATGCAGAGCATGGTATGGAGTTAGAGAAGATGCTCAAGACTAATGGGGATCTATATAGTGAACTAACTAGACTTAATAAGATGTTAGCTGAAGAAGAGGGTGCAGGACACGTTAAAGGTGGTGCACATGAGTCATTAAGCGAAACTGGAGAAATATAAATAATGTGGATTAACGATAGTCTTTTCTTAGAGAAAGAAGTACCTGAACATCATCCGCTGAGTCTTGAGTATAGAACATACTGGAAAGAACAGAAGAAGAGATGTATCGAGGGGTACTGGGTTGGTGGTAAATGGATGCCAGGCAATCTCTATTTTTATATTAACTTTTGGCATATCTTACTTAATAAGTCGAAGAACTCTAAGACTAAGGAAATGGGCAGGCCACTGCTTATGGACTTTATGTGGGACATAGCCTATTATTGGGCAGAAGCCCGTGGGTTTACGGGGTTTTTAAATGACCCAGCTACAAGATTATATGCTGATGCCCTCCTAGATAAGGGGGCTACAGAAGAAGGTCTCGCCAGCTTACACGAAAATATAGTGGTTCCAAGGAAGGGTATAGTAGAAACTACCAAAGACTTAGGGCCACCTCTTTATTTAGACGAAGCAAAGAATTTGATGTGGATGGCTAACAGGGGACCAGGTAAATCTTACTTTGCGGGTGGGGCCGTGGTGGGTCATGAATTTCTTTTTGATGGAAAGAAATTTTACGATAAGGACTTAGCTAAGTACTATGGAACAGACCCAACATCTGTATCTACTACTGAGGTATTAGTCGGAGCTGGAGATGCGAAATACTCCTCTGATTTATTAAAGAAAGTTAGGTACGGCTTTGACACATTATCTGGTGGTATGATGATTGGCGAAGATTACTATCCACCACCATTAAGTAAGATCTATACAGGTACGTGGTCTCCTGGTAAACAGATAGAGCATTACTATAAGAAGAAGATTGGTGGAACTTGGATGGACTTCGGTACAAGATCCTCAATAAAGCATAGAACATACAAAGATAATCCATTTGCTGCACAGGGTACTAGACCAGCAGTAGCTGTTAAGGAAGAGATTGGTATGTTTGGTAATTTAATGGCCTCACACGAGGCAGATGTTGAAACTCAGAAGATGGGAACCTACAAGTTTGGTTCTACATTGTTTATGGGTACAGGTGGTGATATGGAAGGTGGAACACAGGATGCATATAAGATGTTCTATGATCCAGAGACATATGATTCACTAGTGTTTGATGATGTGTGGGAGCATAGAGGAGATATAGGATATTTCTTACCTTCTACATACGGTAAACTTCAGTATAAAGATGCTAATGGTAATACATTAGAGGATCTAGCCTATAAGACAGAGGCAGAAGCTAGGGAGAAGCTTAGGAAGGGTAAAAATGCAACAACTGCATTAGACGCGTATATACAATACAACCCAATAGTACCTTCTGAGGTATTTCTTACCCGTACAGGTAACATTTTCCCAAAAGCAGAACTCTCTGAATGGTTATCTATATTAGAGACTAATAAGACCTATATAGATGCAGAGTATGTAGGAGAAACCTTTATGAGTGCTGAGGGTATAGTTACTTGGAAACCTGATTTGGAGGGGAAGATAAGTATTCTAAGGGATTTCCCAGTTAATGTAGGAAAGACTGATACAACTGGGGGATTAGTTATATGGGAACATCCTTTTAAAGATGATAATGGTGAAGTTCCCTTTGGACTTTATATAGCAGGTACTGATCCATATGATCATGATGAGTCTGGCACACCATCATTAGGATCTACATTTATTTATAAAACATTTCACACAGTAGGTAGCTGGGCATTTTTGCCTGTAGCTGAATATACTGGACGTCCTAAAGCAGAGAATTACTATAAGAATTTAATACAACTTCTTATATATTATAATGCTAGATGTCTTTATGAGAATGAGAAGAAGGGATTACACCAATACGCAGAGATCAAGAATTATGATTATCTGCTTATGGAGCAGCCTGGATATATTAAAGATGTTATTCCTAACTCTACCGTAAATAGAGTAAAGGGTATACATATGAATACACAGTTAAAGGTACACGGAGAAGCATTAATTAAAGATTGGCTTGAGGAGGAATATTCCCCTGGAAGACTAAATTTAACTAAGCTACGATCTATACCATTACTAAAAGAACTAATCTCCTATAATAGAGATGGTAACTTTGATAGAGTAATGGCATTTATGATGTGTATGTATGCTACGAAAGAAAGAGAAAGATTAGTTACCTCACATGTAACAAGTTATAAACCAATACATAAATCAGACTTCTTTATGAATGTGGAAAAGAATAAGATTCCAGACCACTTCTTACAGGGAAGCAAGACAGCACAAACATGGATATAATATCATCAAGTGAATTCCCCCGACAGAAAGTATCTTGGGGAACGAAGAGCACTACAGCGTGGAAAGAGGGGAGTGTAGATGCAACTATAAAAGTTTGTAATACTTATGGACAAACTCGAAGACCTGATCCTAGATCAATGAAGCGAAACTATGATCTATTAAACAATAAGATTGATAAAAAAGATTTTGAATATGTACTTAATCCATATAATCTATCTGCAGAAGTATTAAATAATTATAAATTTCCAGCGAGCTTACAACCATATGATGTGGTATCACCGTTGTTTATGTTATTATTTGGAGAAGAGGCTAAAAGACCTTTTGATCCAATAGTAATGGCAGTTAATAGTGATGCAGCTAATAGTAAATTAGATGCTAAGAAGGGGTCGTTGTTACAAATGGTGCAACAGATGCTTACTCCTCCACAAGAGGAAGGCCAAGAACCACCACCAACTCCTGAAGCAGTACTTCTAGAAGCGCAGTCTAATCTTAGAGAAACTAAGGAGGAGAAGGCACAACACCTACTTAATTATATTATTAAGAGGCACAATCTAGTGGATGTATTCCAAGAAGGTTGGAAAGATGCTTTAGTAGCTGGGGAAGAGATCTATAGTGTTGATATGGTAGCCAATGCTCCTACAATACGTAGAGTTAATCCTTTAGAAATATCTTATACCTTACCTAATAACTCTTATTACATTGATGAGTCAGAGAAGATATATGAAAGAAACAAGATGTCTGTCTCTTCTATTATAGATGAGTTTTATGAGGTATTAACTCCAGCTCAGATAGATAGGCTAGAATCTTGGAAAGAAGGTGGACTAGGGGATTATAATTTTTATAATGAAGGGCCAACTGTAGAGACATATACTGCTCCAGCTGGAATACCATCCGTTCATAGTATATATGATTTAGAGGATGATCAAAGAGAATACTATATAGATGTACACAGAGTTAGGTGGAAGTCCAAGAAGAAACTAGGATTCCTAAACTTTATAGATCCTGATACAGATGAGCCACAGGAAGAGTTAATAGATGAGTTCTATAAAATTCCTGCTGAATTTAAAGACGACCCATCAATGTTTATTGAGTGGTTCTGGGTTAATGAGTATTGGGAAGGTACGCGAATAGGTAAGGATATGTATATAAATATCAGACCTAGGAAACATCAGATGAGGCCTTTGGATAATCTATCCTCATGTCGTTCTGGTTATACAGGTACTGTATATAGTGCTACTAATAGTCAAGGTGTATCCATGATGGATAGAATATACCCTTGGATTATGTTATATATCATTATATGGTATAGACTTGAATTGCTATTAGCAGCTAATATGGATAAGATAGCCCTGATAGATACATCTCTTATTCCAGATGACTGGGAGATGGATAAATGGTTATTCTATGCACAGACTATGAAGATAGGATTTGTAAACTCTTATAATGAGGGGGCTAAAGGAGAGCGTATAGGAAGGGTTAATCAATCTACTCAGAATAAACATCTAGACTTATCTACTGGACAATCAATACAATTCTATACTAACTTAGTGGAGGTTATTGAGAATAAGATAAAAGATACTACTGGTATTACAGACCAAAGATTAGGGGCTATATCAGCATCTGAATTAGTAGGTAATACACAAAGAGCGGTATTACAATCTTCCCATATTACAGAAGAGTACTTTAGAGTACATACTAATGCTAAACTAAAGGTTTGTGAATTAGCTGTAGAATTAGCTAAACACTCTGTAGCTAGTGGAGAGACATCTTTTCAGTATATTACAGACGATATGGCACAAGTCATGTTTACTATAGGAGATACTGAGTTATTAGATAGAGACTTTGGCATATTTATAGGTAATGGGCCTAAAGAGTTTGAGGCACAACAGAATCTTAAACAATTATTACAAGTTGCAGTCCAAGCCGATAAGATTGATATGTCAGATGTTGTTGATATAATTAACTCTAATTCATTAACTACTCTTAAAACTAGATTGAAGAAGTCTGAATCAGATAGAAGACAACAAGCACAAGAGATGCAGAAGCAGCAGTTAGAGCAAGTGCAACAAGCTCAACAACAAGCAGCTGAACAGAGGGAAAAAGAAATG